TTATCGCCAATAAGTTGGACACTTCATTGGAGATGGCGAACAAAATAAAGGCGTTTGTCACTCAATGGCCTTCTTGGACCGGTGTAGAATTTGATAAGACAAAAAATTCCCAAAAACATTATAAATTAACAAATGGGTGTGAGGTTAAAGCCGTTGCAACATCTAAAGATGCGTTGCGTGGATTTACACCCACCATACTTGTATTTGACGAGGCTGCGTTTATCGAGGCTGATAGTGATTTCTGGTCTGCGTGTATGGCATCCTTATCTACGGGGGGTAAAGTAATTGTGGTTTCAACACCAAACGGATATGACCAAATTTACTATGAAATATATGACCAAGCATTACGTAATATGAATGACTTCAAAATTACGGAGATGTTTTGGTATCGAGACCCAAGATACACTAGTGACTTATTTTTAGTTAAGACTGATGATATTATTCATTTCCTATTAAATAAAGAAGATTATAATCCTGATGATTTTCTTGATTGGTCAAAAATACCATATGCAAACAGAAATTACAAAGAATTAAGGATTCTTATGGATGCCGGATACAAACCTTGTTCATCTTGGTTTGAAAAAATGGTTAAGAAATTAAAATATGATAAACGTAAGGTATCTCAGGAGTTGGAATGTAACTTCTTAGGTTCCGGGGATAATGTATTTGATTCTCTTATGATGCAAAAAATTCGTGAGAATATGATTTTGGAACCAATCCAAAAACTTATGGGTAATGCTCTTTGGATTTGGAAGGAACCGGTTATTGGTCATAAGTACATTATGGGTGTCGACGTTTCCCGTGGGGATTCTGAGGATTTTAGTTCATTCCAAATTGTAGATTTTGATACACAAGAACAAGTTGCTGAATATGTTGGAAAACTTCCTCCGGATACTATGGCGGAAATTTGTCACAAATGGGCAACAATTTATTCTTGTTTTGTGGTAATTGATATCACCGGTGGTATGGGGGTTTCAACATCAAGAAAATTACAAGAGATGAATTATAAAGATTTATATATTGATGGTGTTGATAGTGCAAACAAATGGAAGTATGACCCAAAAGCGGGTGAAAAAATTCCGGGAATCAATTTTAACAATAAACGAGTTCAAATAATTGCTTCATTTGAAGAGGTTATGAGACACGGATTTAGAATTTATAGTTCTCGTTTATACAACGAGATGAATACTTTCGTATATATCAATGGTAGACCTGACCACCAAAAAGGTCACCACGATGACTTAATTATGTCAATTGCGATGGCAACATATGTTGCTGAGTCATCTTTTAGTAAATTAACAAAAGTTACTGAACAAACCAAAGCGATGTTAGAATCTTGGTCGGTTAGTAATAATGAAGTTGTGTCTAAAAATTTAGAATTTAATCCGGTTATACCAAATTATTATGGAACAAATCCAAGTCAAATGGGTCAACAAAGTGTTTCACGCGAAGATTATATGAAATACGGTTGGTTATTTGGTGGTAGGTAATATTTATAAAATAAAACCAAATGGGATTTGAACAAAGAAAAAAATCAGGTAATGTTTTTGCGGGGTCAAGATTAGTCGTTGATGGTCAGGGAATTTATAATGTTAAAATTCTTAAATTTGGTCCTGAACGACAAAAATCTCCATTGGAATACTTTAGACCTATTGTATTTCCTGGTCCTGTTCCTGCTCCATTATGTGATTTTAATGGTATTATATTTATGACCCCAACTCCAACTCCCACAAATACTGTAACTCCAACAAATACGCCAACAAATACAAAAACTCCAACTCCCACAAATACTGTAACTCCAACAAATACTCCAACAAATACAAAAACGCCAACTCAAACACCAACTATTACACCAACAATGACTCAAACACCTACTAATACAGTAACTCCCACACAAACACCGACACCATCAATAACATCATCACCATTACCACCAACAATTGAGTATTTCCAAGATTGTTGTGATGGACTTACTGTGTATAAAGTGGGAGGAGTATCAACCCCTATTATTGTTGGTAATACTTATTATATAACCACTAACGTATTTAGTGGATGTGTTACAGCTCTGAGTGGTCCACCATATAATAGTCAATCACTAATTATTAGTGTTTCATCATACTCAAGTTGTGTTCTATGTGAGGTAGATAATCCTTGCCCATCTCCAACACCTACACCAACTAACACTATTACACCAACTCAAACACCAACTATAACTCAAACTCCGACTAATACAAATACTCCAACAGTTACACCAACTTGTAATTGTACATATATTGATGTTACAATAACTGAATTTGATTTGATACTTGCAATAGGTAATACAGACCCCAATGAAAATAATGCGGTTTTTGTTAAATATCGTAATTGTGGTGGAGGACTAATAAGTAAACGATATACAATTGATGGAACATTTTTAAATGACATTTGCGGAAATTCAGACACTGAACCCAGTGTGACATATTTTCGCAATAATAACCAACAGGCAGCGTCTAGTTTTGCTGTAAATAATGGACAATGTTGTGTACCAACAACACCAACTCCAACACCAACAATAACTGAAAGTCCTACTCAAACACCAACTCAAACACCAACAAATACTTTAACCAAAACACCTACACCTACGAGAACTGTTACTCCAACAGTAACACCAACTAAAACACCTACAAATACACCTACGAGAACCGTTACTCCAACAGTAACACCAACACCCACAAATATACCTACAACCCAAACAGTAACTGCGTGCGATATTTATACCTGGTCAGTAAACGGACAAACATATAGCGCGTCGGGGACTTACACTTCTGGTATTTACACATTAATATTAACAATTAATAATTCTACAAGTTCAGTCGACACAGTGACAGCTAGTGGTTCATATACCTGGCCAGTAAACGGACAAACTTATACCACATCGGGAACTTATGTTTTTGTTGGAACCAATGCTGCGGGTTGTGATGATACATATATATTGTTTTTGACTATAAATTGATAGCATCGAATAAAAGATTAACAACCCCCCCCCCCTTATAATTGGCTTATTGAAAGTGGAGGTCAAATATAATAAACCAAAGTATTTATTAAAGGATAATAAGATTTAAATTTAAAATATGTCAACATATATTCTAATAACAACTGAAAATTACGACGGTCAAATGGCTCAAATAACGTTCTACCCATCAGCGGGTGGTTCAATTAATTTGGGAACAGTTTTGTTACCTTACGAATATTATACTGACGATTTTTATGGTAGATATAGTATATACATTCCAAGTAAAGACGCTACTTGCGAATTTAGATTAATTACCCCAACACCAACAAAAACACCAACAAAAACACCTACAAATACTCCTACAAATACCCCAACAAAAACTGTTGCACCAACTATTACACCTACCATAAGTGTTTCACCCACAAAAACTCCAACGGTTACACCAACAAATACCTCAACTTTAACCCCAACACCAACGAAAACTAAAACACCAACACCAACGGTAACTAGAACTCCAATACCTACTAGAACACCTACTCAAACACCAACACCTACGGTTACAACAACTAGAACACCAATACCAACTAGAACGCCAACACCATCGGTAACTAGAAGTCCAATACCTACTACAACACCTACTCAAACACCAACACAAACACCTACACAAACACCTACGAGAACCGTTACTCCAACTATAACACCAACTCCAACAATAACTAAAACACCAACACCAACAAAGACTGTAACTCCGACTATAACACCAACAAACACTGTAACTCCAAGTATAACACCTACGAGAACCGTTACTCCAACTATAACACCAACAAACACTGTAACTCCGACTATAACACCAACTTGTGCAAGACCTCTAGGATTAACAGATTTTTCTTTTAAGTCTTGTCGAGGTCTTCCAGGTCCTTGTGTTAATTTCACCAGTAGTCTAACCGCTGCGTGTAACGCTCAGCAAACTGGAACAGGAAATTTTGTTGGACAGATACATCAAGCGGCGAGTTTAACAATTGGTCAAAATGTTTACTTTACAAGTTTAAGTACAAGCTGTGACTTAATCCCTACAGGATATTATATTGTTGGAGATGACCCTCTTAATGACCCTATTGTTCAAGTTATTAACGGAGTTATTGTTAGTTTACCAAGTTGTCCATAATAAATGGAAGATATAATTGGACAATAACTGATGGAGGAGGTGGTTTTCAATTTTAATTGGAATATTAATAGCGGAGGTCCAATATAATAAAACAAAGTATTTATTAAAGGATAATAAGATTTAGATTTTTAATATGGAAAATAATCAAAATAATAATATGACAGTATGGCAACGTTTATCGAGTGCCTTTGGTCCTAATGCTCAATTAGGTCAAGATTACCCTGTTTATAAATTAGATAAGAAGGAGTTATTAAAAACAACTTCTCAAGCAGAATACGAAAGAGAAAAATTACAAGCCCAACAAACTTACTATTTAGCCAATCAATGGACTAAGATTGAAAGTAATTTATATACCCAAGCCGTTTATTATGAACCAACAAGACTAGCGTCATTCTACGATTATGAATCGATGGAATATACTCCTGAAATATCGGCAGCGTTGGATATCTATGGTGAAGAGTCAACTACGGTTGACCAAAATGGTTTTATGTTACAGATTTATTCTGAATCAAAAAGAGTTAAAGGTATATTAGCCGATTTGTTTAACAACGTTTTAGATATTAATACAAACTTACCTATGTGGACAAGAAACACTTGTAAATATGGTGATAACTTTGTGTATCTAAAATTAGATGCTGACAAAGGTATTATTGGATGTATGCAATTACCAAACATTGAAATTGAACGTTTAGAAAGAGGTATGGCGGCAAAATCAGCAAACCTTGAAGAACCAATTGAAAATAAAGGTTTACGTTTCAAATGGAAAGCTAAAGATATGGAGTTCAACTCTTGGGAGATTGCTCATTTCCGTTTATTAGGTGATGATAGAAAACTTCCTTATGGAACATCTATGTTAGAAAAAGCAAGACGTATTTGGAAACAGTTATTATTATCTGAAGACGCAATGTTAATTTATAGAACATCAAGAGCACCGGAAAGACGTGTATTTAAAGTATTCGTTGGTAATATGGACGATAAAGATGTTGAGGCATATGTACAACGTGTTGCAAATAAATTTAAAAGAGACCAAGTTGTTGACGGTAAAACAGGAAACGTGGATATGAGATTTAATCAAATGGCGGTTGACCAAGATTATTTTATTCCGGTTCGTGACGCAGCGGCAGCATCACCAATTGATACATTACCGGGAGCTCAGAACTTAGCGGAGATTGCCGATATCGAATATATCCAAAAGAAATTATTAACCGCTCTTCGTGTGCCTAAAGCGTTTTTAGGGTTTGAAGAAGTAACTGGTGATGGTAAAAACTTATCATTGATGGATATTCGTTTTGCAAGAACTATCAATAGAATACAAAAATGTATGATTGCCGAATTAAATAAAGTCGCAATTATCCATTTATTCTTATTAGGATTTGAAGATGAATTATCAAACTTTACATTAGGATTAACAAATCCATCTTCTCAAGCAGACTTATTAAAAGTTGACCTTTGGAAAGAAAAAATATTATTATACAAAGACGCGGTTACCGCAATCGAAGGTATTGCTCCTGTATCAGTATCGTGGGCTAAGAAACACGTATTAGGATTCTCTGACGAAGAAATTAAATTAGATTTACAACAACAACGTATTGAGAAAGCCGTTGGTGCTGAATTAACAAATACCGCAACAATTATCACTCATACAGGTATATTTGATAATATTGACAAATTATACGGAAACCCCGCATCCGGAACAACAGCAGGAGCTCCAGCACCTGATGAAGGTGGTGGAGGAGGAAGTTTCTCTAGTTTAGGTGGAGGTTCTGACTTTGGTGGTGGACCTGAATTAGGTGGAGCACCAGGAGGACCTGAATTAGGTGGAACACCTGAAGAGGCACCGGGAGCACCGGCACCAGCAGCACCGACAACTGAAGAAGAAACAATTCCTGAAACATTACAACGTGATAACTTAAAAATATTGGTAGAAATAGGGTCAATGACTGAGGACGATTCATATATTGATTTATCTAGAGGAAAAAATTCTTTAGGGGAAATTGAGAAACAATTAGGAAAACTTCTAAAAGATTGATATTTATATTAAAAAACAAATTATGAAATTCGGTATATTAAAATCAAAAATAGAAAATGTGTTATTGGAATCATACAAAAACAACACATTTAAGGATGAATTAAAAACATTCAAAAAACTTGTTATTGAGAATAAAAATGTTGCAAAAATATTTTATCTTTATGATGAGTTAAATACCCCTAAAGGGTTAAACGAATCTTACAGTAATGATTATATCAATGAATGTATTAAAATTTACGAGAATACCGTAAACAAAATAAAACAATCAGATATTAATCAAATTGTTGCTTGGGTTGGAAATAAAAATGTTGAAAGTAACTATACAGATATCGATACTTTATTATCTAGCGATATATTAACTATTGAATCAAAAATTAAAAGTAGAAAAATTATTTCGGAATCTCTTAGAAAATTACCTATAACAACCACTAAAGGTATTGAATTACCATTGAGTACTATGGTAAGTGTTGCAAACAAAACTATTAAAAACTATATTGATGGATTAAATGAGTCTGATAAAAAAGAACTTATTAATCTATTGTCAGAAGATAATTCCTTACTAATTGAAAAATATATAACTCTAAAAGAAAGTGTTGTTGAGAAATTAAACAATATGAAAGATTCATCTGATGATAATTCAGTGAAGAGCAGAATTGATGAAACCTTAACTAAGGTACTTTCTGAGAAGTTTGATAAGTTATCTTACTTTAAGTTAAAAGGTTTAAACGAGAATCTTTAATCGTTATCTGAATAATACTTTTTTTGAACGTGGATGGCTTTGGCAATCTCCGCTCTTCTTATTACAGACGGTTTCTTAAATTCTTTTCTTTTTACCAATTCAGAACTTTGTCGTGTTTTGATAACTTTACTTTTATAAAGTTTCAAAGCTCTCTCAATTGTCGTGTTTTTATCTAATTTTACTATTAACATATTATAACATATATCTTATTCCTACAAAAAAGTTTTGACTACCACAAATATTTCCCTTACTTTTATTAAAAAAATAAACAGGAAATTATGAAATTTAATGAAAAAGGGGAAAACCTCCAACATTACCGGATTCAAAACCGCTAAGATTATTTATGGAACAGTTGATTCCGTAGAATTAAAATCACTTTACTTAAACATCCAAACTTGGGTGGAACCAATTACCGATAATGACAATTGGACCCGGACAGTTCTCAATCTGAGCAGAGCCATAAAACATACCATACACGAATCATTAAATAAAAAAATATTTGATACTAAATTTATAGTTGATTTAGATTTACGGTCAAGTGGATTAAAGTTTCAAAAAAAATCATTTATGAACTTAGAAATTAATTTCTTCATTATCCAACCGGGTATTGATTTTAAAGATGATGAAATAAAAAATTCATTAATTAATATCGTATCTAAAATTTTTAACAATAATTTTAATAACAATGAATATTTTAATTTTTATTTAACCAAAAAAAGCAAATACACCAAAGAAACGATACAATTTGAGAATGTTCAATATTTATAAATAAAACATTTAAGATGAATTTGAAAATATTAAACCCAACTGAAGTTGGTAAAGGTATATTAGTTGAATACGATGCGGGGTATATTAATCCCACAGAAAGTCGTAATGTCGAAATCATTAAAGAATCAAAAGGGATGTTGGACCATTCAAAACCATTTGAATTCTATGCGGTTTTACAAAAATATAATACACCAAATAGAAACGGTAGAATATATCCGGAACGTATATTAAAAAGAGAGGCTGAGAATTATAAAAAAATGATTAATAAGGGAATTGCTCTTTCTGAGTTAAATCACCCG